CTAATGCCGGCTCGGCTCATAATGGCCTTGGTTTCTTTACCATTGTGTACCTTAGTACCTTCAGGCAAGTAACCAGTCCAGTTGCGTTGTTGGCTCATGCCCAAAGTTCCATCTGGAAATTCCAGCAATTCTTTCCAGTCTTCATCGGCCGCATCATTGATCACAGACAAGTGACGCTTAACGGTACCACCTTGTTCAAAGCTAACTTTGCCTAAATGATGAATTGAAGTTTCATGACCCGTGAAGAATTTCCACACACCGTCAATTGCATCTACACCGGCATTGATAACACCGATAACAGCATTCATACCGTCGGCAGCCGCTTGCTTGATACCGTCCCAAATACCACCGAAAGCGTCTTTCAACCCGTTCCACATGGTGTTCCAAACATTAGAAATTGTGTCCAGCGTTGAAGAAATAGTACTGCTGATACCGCTAATAATTGGTTCAAAGATGGCTTTCATGCCGTCCCAAACTGAACCAAAGAAGTCTTTAATCGCACCCCAGACCGTTTCCCAAATACCTTGAATAGTGCTTAATGCTGTAGAAATAGCATTAGAGATGGCTTCAATGATTGGGTCAAACACGGCCTTCATGCCATTCCAAATGGTTTCAAAGAAATCCTTGATGGCGCCCCAAACGGTTTCCCAGACACTTCGAATAGTGCCAAGAATCGTTGAAACAGTTTTGCTAATGGCTGTGATAGCATTTGTGATAATGGATTTAATACCTTCCCATAGTGTGGTAAAGAAGTCAGAAATTCCGTCCCATGCCTTTTCCCAGGCATTAATGACAGCCGTAAAAATAGGCTTGAGCCAATTGACTAAGCCATTCCAAATATTTTGAACATCCTTCACCAGGGTATTGAAAGCTTTCTTCAATGGTTCAACCAAGGGTTTAAGGATCATTGCGGCAATACCAACAGGCAAAATGAAAGCATACATAATAGCTGTACCAATACCCTTGAATACATTACCGATAGTCTTAACCACCGTTTCAAAGGCTTTACCAATGGTTTTACCCCAGTTCTGCACGGTCTTAATAATGCCATCTAAGGCCTTGCCAATGGCTTTCTCCCAGTCCAGTTTTCCTGTGAAGAACTTGCTCACAGTTTTGAAGGCTGTTTCCACGGCCTTGCCTAGGTTTGAAGCCCATTTCTGCACCGTTTTGATAATGCCGTCTAGGGCTTTTCCTATGGCCTTTTCCCAGCCCAAGTCACCAGTAAACAGCTTCTTGATAAAGCTGAATGCTTCATCTACTGCATCTCTAAATGGCTTAATGTTCTTATAGGCTGCGACTAGTGCAACGCCCAAAGCAACTAAGGCCGTGACAATAATTCCCACTGGGTTCGTGGCAAATGCCAGCTTTAGTAGGGCCATGGCACCTTCTAGGGATTTGATAGAGGTGACAACGTTCTTGATAGCAATAACAGCTTCACCAAAGGCCATAAAGCCCTTAACAATTGCGCTGATACCCTTAATTGCGCCTAATGAGATGCCAATGAGCGCGATGGCTTTCCCGACGTTTTCAATGGCTTCCTTGTGACTAGCAATTTCCTGTAGAGCTTTAGATAAGGCATTACCCTTTTCAGCACTAGGCATATTATCGTTTAAGGTCTTAAAGGCTGAGCCAATCGCTTTAATAGTTCCAACGATCGTTTCCCAGATACCTTTAGCTAGCAAGCCAACAATTTGACCTAATGGCTCAATGACAGGCGCCACGAATGAAGCAATAGCGTTAAATGATTGCGAGATACCTTGAATTGACTTCTCAGCGCCTTTGGCACCACTACCAACACCATCAAAGGCTTCGCTAATACCTTTAATCAAGTTCTTAGCTGTATTCCAAGCGGCACCACCTAAAACGCCAACTAAGCCACCAATAGCGCCGGCGACGGGCTGAATCTTCTTAAAGAAATCATCAACATTTTTGCCGACACCTTTCCAATATTCAGCAAAGTCGCTTTTAGATACCGTGTCCATATTGGCCTTTAAACTAGACAATGCCCCGTTCCAAGTGGTCTTAATGGTATTGAATAAACCTTCACCGGCTTTGGTAATGACTGCAAAGATCGGTGTTAATTCACCAATCGATTTACCAATATTCTTAAGGGTTGTTCCAAGTTGTGCACTCATGACATTGAGATTCTCTGCTAGACCTTTCCCGGTGGCCTTTTGACTCATTTCATCAAAACTCTTAATAGCATCAGCAATACCGGCTGTGATACGGTTTTTCATATTGGTGAATGCTGTGCCAATACCACCAGTTGCTGTTAGAGCAGTTTGATGAAAGCCATTTACTCCCTTATCTAACTTAATGAAACGGTCATTTAACTGGTCTACTGTTATTTCACCGCTTTGCAGTTGTGCATATAACTTAGTCCCATTATCACCTGCATTACCGAATGACTCAGATACTTTTTCCAAAGCTCCTGGCATGGTTTCTTGCAGCGTTTTCCAGCTAACAATATCGACCTTCCCTGATGACAGCATTTGTGTATATTGCTCAAGTCCGCGGCTTGCATCTTCACCGCTTGCTCCACTAGCTAGAAAAGCATCATTCATAGCTAATGTAGCTTCGGTTGCTTTTTCTATATCACCATGCATAATTGGCAGCATTCGCTGAGATGTCTTAGCAACCTGATCAAGTGAGGTAGGTAGTCCTTGTACGCCTTCAGACAACTCTTTAATGGATTGCTTAGCATCACCTGCGCCAACGCCTAAAGATTGTAGTACTTTAGGATAATTATTTAGCGTATCAAAACGCTGAATCGCTCCACCAACACTGTCCTTTACGACATCAATGGCACTGCTCACGGCTTTAAAACCGAGGGCAAACACCCCAACGTTCTTCAACTTATCGGTAAAGGCATTAACCTTCTCAGTGTCCGCATTAACTTTTAAATCAGTCTGAGTTTCGTGAGGGATAGATTTCAATAAATCTTTAAAGCGGGACAGGAGGCCTTCATCTTTAGTCTTGGCTAATAAGTCGGTAACCTTTTCCTTAGGAACTTTGCCAACCATATCTTCAAAACTATTGAACCCGGCTTTGACAGCCTTAGCGTTCAATTCTGTCTGTTTTTCCTTGGGCAACTTGTCCATTTGAGCCTTGAACTGGTCTAACTGAGCCGTCTCAGCCTTTGCTTTGACCTCGGTCTCTTTAGACTTAGGTAACTTCTCAACATTTTGTTCAGTTGTTTTGAGCTTAGCATCAGCATCAGTCGTATTAGCTTTAATCACAATATTGTTGTTCTTAAGTGGCTCCATAGCCTTGGTAAATTTCTCATCAAGGTCTTTACTGGTATCAGTTCCCAGGGACTTGATAATTTGCTCAGCCTGGGAAATCTTGGATTCAAGGTCAGTTAAAGGTACATCGAAGTCAATCGTTACTGTTCCATCTGCCATATTTTTACCTCCTTTCGTTTCGTTTATTAATCAGCAGCGGCCATCAACACATCGAACATGTTTTGGGCTTGCTTGTTTTTTGAATACGTTGTTTTAGTAGCTTTCAAAGCATACTTTTGTTGCAGTTGTAGCATATGAGGTTGCTGATCAGGGCTGAGTTGTGCGGTATTGGTCTTTCTGATTTCAACGATACGCACAAAGGGGCTTTCTTCGGGTAGATTATCAAGCACGGCTTTAAACACGTCCCAAGACATCTTTCCCCGCTGTTCAACAAGATTGATACCTACAAAAAAGAAGGACGCAAAGATAGCCTCTGCGTCCTCCGTGAAAGAAAAATGACGGGTGTCATCTTCTTCAGTAGTTCCCACGTTTTCCTTATCAGTGTATGGATTGAGGGATATATAGTTGAGCAACCGCTTTAATTGATCTAGGCAAGTATTCATATGCTTGAAATCAAAGGGCCCAATAAATAACTCATAAGCTAAGACAGCCTTTTCGTCATCATTGAAGTTTTCATCATCCAATAGTTCATAAAACTTCAATACGCTGTCGTAAGGTAGCTCAATGTAGAAGCCCACTAGCCTTTTCATTCTTTCTTCAGCTGATTCCGTGAGTGTGATCATGCTTATCGCTTCTTATAATAGTTTGCCTTTTTGTCTTTGACTTGGCCTTGTTCCCGGTCTAAGGCACCATCAACGGCACTAAATACTTGGGCTAGTTTGATTAAGCTGTCAGAGGTTGCGGTTTTGAGCTTTTTAGATGTTTGAGCTTTGTCGCCTTCAAACATGTCTGACAATAAGTCTAAGATTTCAACCTTAAGTGACGCAAAGCCGCTTTTAATATCGTCAAACTCTAACCGGTTCTTCTTATCGTTAAAGTAATCGCTGAATTTCTTAGTAAAGGTATCAACCTCGGGCTTTAGCTCTTTAACAGCCTTAAGTTCAGCCAGTAAAGTATCTTCAGAGGTCTTTAGCAAGAAGGTGTCACCAGAGATTTTAAACGTGAGTGTTTTAGTCCGTAAATCGCCTAAATCAATAATATTGTTGTTCAAGTATATTTCCCCCTAAGTGGATTAGTGTGTGTCGCCAGAACCGGAACCTGTACCAGTTGGTGCCGGTGTAGTTGGTGTTTCTTCAGCGTCATCGCCGACATATTCAACACCAGGTAAAGTAACATCAGCAGGTTTGATTTTCTTTGGCTTACCATTGAAGGCAATCGTTAAAGAGAAGGTTTCAAACGCTGCGGCTTGGCCACCGGTAGGCACAATATTTTGCAGTGTCACAACGGCCGCTAGTAGTTGGCCATCAACGCCCTTCCAAACAAACAATGTTTGTAAGTCGTCACCAACTTCTAGGAACTTGGAAGCGATATATTTTTGAGCTTCATCACTGGCAATATGCAACCCAGTCATAGCAATGGTAATACGCTTACCAGTCACATAAGTGGAACCAAAGCCTTTCATGTTAAAGAAGTTATGGTTAGAACTGGTTTCGTTTGGCGCAAATGTGGATTGTTCCACACCATTTGCCAACCATGCAAATTTTGCACTTTTTAATTGGTCGAGGCTATTGTTACCGTCAGTATCAACGAAAAATTGATTTTCTGAGTTCAAATGTAAATCTGATTGCAATTCTACTGCCATTTTTTAGATCTCCTATCTGTATATTCTGACTTCAAGGGTCATAGTGTATTCGAGTTTGTCATCGTCAAACGCCCGTGAAACATAAGGCGGTGTGACTACCTCGGTTTCCAGGTAAATAAAAGAACCGTTACTACTCGTAACGGCCTTCGGCTTTAAATCTCTCAGGTATTCAGCGATGCTGTTTAATATCAATTCAGCCTTTTGGGGCGATTGATTAATGGTTGATACGTTGTAATGCAAGCCATCCTCACGCATCTGATTCATGAACGCTTTGATAGTCCGTGAACCAGCCACGGGATAAATGCCCGTTGCATTGACCTTATCTAGATAGCCTTCAACAACAGGTGCCACATCTTGCAAGGTATCAACCAAGCGGTCAGTTAAATCTAATTTATTCGTCAAATTTTAGCCCCCTCAATAAAAGCTTTTTTCAGGGCCGGCATGAAGTTAGCTTTAACTTGCTTGTCCCAATATGGCCCCGTGCCAGGCGTCGTATAGTTTACAAACTGATTGCTGTACTGGTAGTGAGCATATGGCACTGTATAAACAATGCTGCTCCCATCAGGCACTACCACCGTTTGATTGACTAAGTTGCTACGTCTGCGAGGCACGTATGGGT